ATGAGGAGCAGGGACGCTCCGAAGCCGGCCGTCCCTCGGACCCTGTACAGGGATGTGGGGCGCGTAGGACCCGTTTTTAGACGCTTTAAAGCTTGGCCCGGCCCGGCGGCCCGCCCCCGCCGTAGGCGGCCCTATACGCGGTCCTAGGCGGTCCTAGGCGGCTCTAGCCCGCCGACGTTTTAAATAGACATAAAGGAGCCGGAAAATCATATAATCCCATCAAGCGGTTGCGAGAGCCTTAGTCAGCGTGTACGCTTACCGAGTAAGCATTGATGCTGACTCAAGGATTCAACCGCGCATGAAACCGCCTAAAGTGGTAGGCTATATCGATGACCGTGGCGAGATTCACTCGGGAGCCGTCCCGGTTCTCGTGGGTCGAAAGGTGCATAGCCCGTATGGAGCTAGTTGGATGCAATTGAATCAAAGCTTCATAGAGGAGTTTGCCGCTAGATCTGACGTCGGCAAGGAAACGCTGCGCGTCTTTTTGATTTTGAATGCGAGGCTTGATTTCGAGAACGTCATTCAAGTCCCTCAGACCGAGATTGCCGAAAAGCTAGGGATGCACAAGCAGTCAGTGCATAGGGCGATCAAGCAGCTAGAGAAGCTAGGCATCATCCTCCGTGGCCCGAAGGTTGGAAACTCCTCCTCCTGGAGGCTCAATCCCAACGCGGGATGGAAAGGTAAAGTCACCTCCCTGCGCGAAGCTCAGCACAGTCACCAGCTCATTCTCGTTCAGTAACGCTCACTCGATTTTGCAGTCATCCTCCTTGCGTCCGATATATGTACTATGTCGGATATAGTATTCATTATTAGAAGAAGGCTCAGACGATGCAAAGAAAAATTGCTTTATGCCCAGGTCATTCCGCAGTCGCGTTTGGAGTCGGTAAAAATGGCTTTCGAGAGCATGAGGTTTGTTCCCACATCACTTCACAGTTGGAGCGGGTGCTTTCTGAGTTCGAGGTGAGAGTTATTGAAGGCACCTTGCTGGAGAAAACCACCGCCATCAATAGCTACTCCCCGAACATCGCTTTGGAGATTCATACCGGCAACTGTAATAAATCTCAAACGTCCGGCTCCAGGACATTCTATGACATTAAAAAACCGACCTCTGAGTTTCTATCCGAGTGCGTGCTTACCGAGATGGTTCGGACTCTGAATACGCGGAATCAAGGATCGAGAGCCGGTTGGTACAAGAAGATCAGTCCCAAGACGGTTAAAGATGGTCGAGCGCCGGAAGGGTGGAAGCCGAAAATCGATTTGTTTCTCAAAAAAGTCACCTGCCCGGCCGTATTGGTCGAGCCGTTCTTTCTCTCCAGTCCGAACGATGTCAAGAAATTCATCCTTGGCCGAAAACTAGGCTTTGTCGCTCATTCAATCGCCAACGGCATTCGACGGTACTTTCATGACTTGGATACATTTCTTACTGATAGCCTCGCTGATGAGTTTCAGTTATCCAACGCTTGCTGCATCGATGCCGGAGAATGCGAAGATCTACCTTCCGATCCTGCTAGATGTACTGAACTCGAAATGGCCTGAACTCAACCAACGGTCGGTCCTGGCCGGTCAGATCACTCAAGAATCCTGCATCACGCTCAAGCATCCCCGCTGCTGGAATCCAAGAGTTGAGTTTAGAACCTCGCGGGAGTGGGGCATCGGAATGCCGCAACTGACGATTACCTCACGGTTCGATAACTTCGCCGCCGCGAGGAAATTGGACCCGGAGCTAAGAAACTGGCAGTTGAGTGAACGGTTTGATGCACGAAAGCAGTTTATCGCGTTCGTGAGAATGGATCAGAACTTGTATTACAAACTCTCGCCGCTGGTCCGCAATGAAAACACTCGCTTGCTGTTCATGCTCTCCAGCTATAACGGTGGACTGGGCGGACTGCTTCAAGATCGCAAACTTTGTGCCTCAGTTCCGAGTTGCGATCCAAACTCCTGGTTCGATCACGTCGAACTCTACAGTTACAAGTCCCGCACCAAACTGAAAGGGTACGGGCACAGCTTCTATCAAATCAATCGAGAGTACGTCCGAACGATTTGGTTTGATAAACGCAAGCTTTTTTACTCAATTGATTAGGAACTGCCTCCATGCCTACTCCTGACATGCTGCTCATGGGCGTGATCATCGCATGTACCTTAGTGATCGTCGGAGCTGTAATCCTGTTTATCAGTTTCAACCTTAAAAAACCCTCGGACTCCGTTACTCCGCATTACTTTATTCACCCGCAACTGCTTCGATGGGGATGGCTTGCGTTATTGGTTATTCCCAGTTTATGGGACGACTGGCCCGCGTTGAAAGTCTTGCTCTACGTCATCGGAGTGACCACCATGCTCGGCATCGTCTCTCATATCATCCGGTTTATCGTCTTTCCGATGATCTCGATGGAGGATGCTTGGAATGCCGCTAATGATACTCCGGCGGGTGCCGCAATTTGCTTTCTCGGAATCTGCATCTTTTTATCCACCATCCTTTTCGTCAGTGGGAGCTTACTTCGGTAATTTAACTTATGTCAGGAATACGCCATCACGATCAGTCCGACTCGAACGAGCTATCACCTCCACTTAAAAGATTCTGTCAACTCTACGTCGAGACCGGCAATGCCTACAAGTCGGCGAGACAGGCCGGATTCTCTGAGTCAGTCGCCAAGGATACCAAACGGTGCTTGTTCTCGACCCCTGGTGTTATTGACTACATCCGAAAGTTAAATGATGAGATCAAACGTCCGACCATCGCGTCAATCGCCGAAATCGAAGAACGCCTCACTCTAATAATCCGCAAACAGGATGAGGTAGAAATCGCGGAGTTCGTCCCACAAGACTGGTGGTTTCGAGCGGTGGATACTCTCAATCGAATGCAAGGCTCCTACCTGGAGCGTCGGCCGACTGAAGAATTACCGGATCGAGAGTTGAAAATCACACATCACATTATTGGAGGTAGCGAAAGTGGAGCTGAGCCTACAGTGGTCAACAGCTCAGTATCAGATGTTCTTTGAAGATGAGAAAAGAGGTCGATTCAGGCTATATCCAAAAGGGAGAAGATTAGGGGCCACTCGTGGCGGTGCCCAAGCGGTTATCGTCAAGCTACTCAAAGGTGAGGGACCTATTCTTTGGGGAGATGAAGTTCACGCGAATATCTCCCGTTATATCGAAGCTTATTTCAAGCCGATCCTCAATCGACTTCCAAAGGACTCCTGGAAATTTAACGGTTATCTCAATCGGCTTCAGATCGGACCCGAGGATCAGTTTTGCGACTTTCGGTCCGCTCGAAATCCCAGTACCTGGGAAGGTTTTGGATACCGCACCATCTACCTGAACGAAGCCGGGATTATCCTAAAGAATAAATACCTTTGGGAACATGCGGTAAGTCCGATGTTGATGGATTTCAACGACTCTCAGTTAGTGGCGTTTGGAACTCCAAAAGGACTGCATACCTACTATCACGAGCTGTACCAACGGGCATTGAAAGATACCAAGAATTATTTCACAAGAACCTATAGCAGTTACGATAACCCTTGGTTGACTCAAGAGAATATTAACGAGCTAACCGAAGACGTTCCGGAGGCGGTTAAAGCTCAGGAAGTCTACGGTCAGTTTATTTCAAGCGACACTATTTTAGTCAAGCATGAGTATCTACAAACTCGGAAACCTCCACCGTTAATCGACCTCCGAATCACGATGGGGGTGGATTTGGCGATCACTGAGAAAGAGACGTCTGACTATACCGCCGTCGTGGTGCTCGGTCAGGATCGAGACGGATACCTTTACATCCTGGATGTGAGACGGGCGAGATTACAGTTCCATAAAGTTCTAGGGTTTATTACAGACATAGCCTACAAATACCATGTTTCGCTTACCGCTGTGGAAACTAATCAGTATCAACAAGCGGTCGAGCAGGAGTTATTGAGAACCACGCAGCTTAATATAAAAGGCGTTCATGCCGAGTCGGATAAAATTACTCGATTTCTACCTCTAGCGGCACGTTACGAAAGGAAATTGGTTTATCACTCTCCCGACTTGATTAGGGATTTTGAAAAGGAACTCACCGCATTTCCGCAGTCCGAGCATGACGATATGGTAGATGCGCTCGCTTATTCCTTTATCGCCTTGAGATATCTCAACCATCAACCGTATACCGGATCACAGGTGATTTACTAAATGGCTATAGACTTCGACTCGGAAACGTTCTTGCTCGACTCCTATACCGGACAAGGCGGGTTTTTATCAGGGCATTACCTCGTTCAGTACATCAAAGAAGCTGACGAGAAATATCTCCAACGAAGAATGCTCTCCATTCGTCCCAACTTCGTCAAGAAAGTGGTGGATAGCTACCTCGGCTACCTGTTTAGAACGCCTCCCACTCGCGGCGCTAGCGCTTTGCAGTACAAGAGGTTCATCGATAATGCCGACGGTACCGGATCGCATCTGGACGCCTTCATCAGCATGGCCGAGAAGTACGCCATGCTGTTCGGGACCGTGTTTCTCATTGTCGATCTGGAGGAAGGTAGTCCCACGCCCTACCTATCACTGAGAACGCCGTACCAACTGGATGATTCACGGACTCGCTACGACTCCAGAGGACGCTTGCTCAGCATCTGCTTTATAGAGTCTTACAACGATGTCGAGGAGTACCGGTACTTCGATACCGAGAATTGGATGCTGCTCGATGCGGATGGGTCGGTCATCAAGCAAGGTGCTCATCGGCTGGGTAGAGTCCCCGTAGTCCCGCTGCATAGCCAAGCTCCGGTGCTGGGTAGGCGGGTGGCTAGCTCCTGGATATATGACCTCTCCAGGCTGAATTTCGACCTCTATAACGTGATGTCGGAAGCTCGGGAGATCCTGAGGAACATCACGTTCCCCATTCTACTGATCCCAAGGCATTACCGTTCGGAGGACTCCGCCGCCAATCAGTTGATCGTCGGAGTGAATAACGCGCTGACTTACAGTCCGGAGGATGGGCCGCCAAGTTTCATCTCACCCAGTCCAGACGCAGTGACCCAGCTTAAGAAACATGCCGAGGATTTGATTAAGAACATCTACCAACAAGTCAACTTGGAATATGTATCGGGATTTGCTAGCGGTAGCGGACTCGCGATCTCGTATTTCTTCGCTCAAACTCAATCCGCATTATCCGGCATGGCGGAGCTGATCGAATCGGCTGAGAATCAAATCGGCGATCTAGTGTGTATGTACTCGGGAGAGTCCTATGACGGACGGGTCAGCTATTCCCGAGATTATGACTTGGAGGATATTACTACCGAACTGCAAGTTGCAATGGATAGCTTGAGTATGAGTATTAGCGATACCTTTGATAAAGAGCTGAAGAAGTCCATTGCTAGAGATATTCTCGGACGTGAAGTTTCATCGGAAATCTACAAGCAAATTGATGGCGAGATTGATAATAAAGAGTCCTCGGAACCTTACTCCGATGTAATTAATAAGACCAACTTAATCCCTGATCAGTTGCCAGCATGATTAGAGCGACCATCGCTAGTATCGTTAAAAAACGAATTCGTAAAAGCTCCCAGGTCTTCTCACTGTTTATCGACCTTTTAAAGCAGATACTTGAAAAGAGACTTCGAGAATTACTTCCCGACCTCTCCATCAAAGTCCGGGACCGAGATCAGTTTATATTGGATCAAATGGAGAGCGCTTTTAGCTCCACGCTGGCGAATCGGACGTTATCCAAACGTCTGTGGATCGCCAGTCAACGTTTGACTCAAATCCTTGATAGAACGTTGGCGGAGGGTATTAAGTCGAGCAAGCAAATCGATGATCTAGTCAGTGAGATGCAGTCGGCCATCGACTCCGCCAATCAGTCCCACCATGCGCTAGAGGCGAAGTTTGGTCAAGACTGGATGAGCAGACTTCATAAAGTCAGTTCCAGATTGATCCAAGACCCGAGCCAGCGAGCTAAATGGAATCAAGCGATGCGAAAAGCGAGGACGCTGGTCGAGCAGATTACAAACGAACCTCAGCGTAATAGAGCATTAGGGATTCTTTCCAAATTGAGCGCGGGAGTCACTAACGCCAATCAACGTTTGATCGACTCCGCATTGAACGATCATTTGGTTGATCGTCAGTCCAAGTATCTCGAACGAATCGCTAGAACGGAACGAGGCATCGCTCAGATTAGGGCGGTCGGTGATGCGAACCGATCTGACCCGGACGTAATTGGATTTAGATGGATGCTCAATACTCTGCATGACCATGAACCTGAGCCTGACATCTGCGATAAGTTAGCTAATATCGAAGTGGGATTTGGTAGAGGAGTCTTTAGCAAGAAGGAATTCCCTAGATCAGTTGGTCATCCTAACTGTCGCTGCAAGATTATTCCGGTCATTCTACCGAATAAGGAACGGGGATCGGTGAGTTTGAGTTCGATTAGGAATGAGCTACCTCAAGGATTCTTGAGTACGGATTAACCCTGATTTAGCCTCGATTTTTGGGTAAATTCCAGTTAGCCCGACAGGGTTCCGTCAAAGAATATTTTACTTTAAAAACAGCGGGTTACACGCCTAAATACCCTGAATTTAAATCCGCTATTCCCTTTAAAAAACAGCGGCTTAGACAAAATTACCCGGAAAATCCCCGGAATACGTATTGCTACGAATTAACCCGACCTTGGATACATAGAGGTACCAGGGTTTGGAGAGCTAAAGTCTAGAACGCCGGTTCACGGGCCGTCTCCAAAAAGCCCTTTTGGGAACCGCCCAAAATCCGGCGTTCTAAAAACCGTTCCACATCGTTACTACGTGGATCTAGATAACTCACTCCAACTTGGTAGATTAATTTTTTGCTAAAACCGAAAAAACTAAAGCTCGAAACCCTTCTTTGGGCGGAGTTAGTACATGCCTTCAATATTCACTTGTGCAGCATGTGGTGAGAAGTTTAGTACCGTTGCAAACTTTAATAAGCATCGAAAAGGTAAGTACGTCGATCTATCTCCAACTTATGGTCGATTCTGTGTTAATCCAAGTACCGTCGGATTAGTCAAATCAAAGTTTGATACTTGGAAGTCTCCTAGCAACTCTGCTTGGATTAGTAAAGTAATCTCCAAGCAACGTAATAGATCAATGCTGGAGAAAAGTCACGTTATACAGTGATCTGTTAGAAGATTGGTCCTTCTATCTATCCAGCACCTACCCGACCAATGGGAATACAAAATGAGTAGCGATATCTCAGTACCGTCAACAGTTATAGCAACTGCATCTACTGGAAAGTCTGTTACATTAAATACGTTAGATTATCAAGGATCAGGTATTAAATCAGATGAGCGGGAATCTGGTCAAATTGCTAGAAGGTAT